AATGAAGTTGGTTGGAGAATAAACAACAATTTCGTGTCAAATGGTAAATGTCCTAACGACAGATTCATTGCTTATGTTCAACCTAATGAAGATGGAGATAAGGTCATTGAATTTTCCAATGATGATGCAAACTTGATTGCAGACGCACCACTACTACTCGCAGAAGTCAAGCGGTTGCGTGAAGTGATAAAGAAAATCAAAGACTGTGCTAGTATCAATGCACAGCATGATGACATATTAGAAAAGCAAGAATGGGAATATATATTAGAGGTGATTGAATGATTGACACAGACAAATACGAAGGACATACACCTAAGCATTGGAGAAGGAAATACAATTTCGGACAGATGCCATTTAACAAGGCTGATGAGAACTTAATCTATGACGCACCACTTCTCCTTGAAGAAGTCAAGAGGTTGCGTAAAGACATAGTTTCTATTCTCGGTGCAATTGACTTACCGGACTATGATGAGTTTCCTAATACACAAAAGGAATTGAAACAGATGATGTTAGACTACGGGCAAGAACATTTGATAGCGGAGGGATATTGATGAAGACACTCAATGAATTGATAGCACACATTCTCGGTATAGAAGATTACCAAGACCCAAATAAAAAGAAACAAAACAAGGAGGAATAAATATGATGACGAAAACAGAAAGGATAAAATTGAAAGCAAGAAGAAACGAAGGAACACTCACTCAGTGGGATGCACTCACTCAACTCAATAGAGGAGAATTTGTGTATGTCGCAGATGCCGATGGTAACTGGGATGGTACTCAATGGATGAACAGACTACAGAAGATGGTCTATCGAATGCAACAGGCTGACGAGCAATATCCTTTACTCAAGACATGGCACAGCAACTATTACTGGGACAGCGAAGGTTGTGCTAACAAAGGTGTAGACTCAAGACCTTACCTTCGCACTGAATCCAAAGGAGAAATGCCATACTTAGGCTACTTACATACATTATTCAACCGACTCAAAGTATTGAAGGAACTATCATGGGACATCAAAGACAAAGGGATGGTAGTATTTACATCAGCCCTTAACAACCCTAACAAAAACAAAGACATCCGTATATTCGATATACCATTAGAGATGCAAGCAGTAATCAAGGAAAAAGGCGTAAGTCATTCCGTTGGTAAGTTACCTAACGGAGAGGAAGTCAAGCGTAAGAGAAATTATCTTGCATATTCACAGACCAACTACAGATTACCTAATCATAATGATAAGATGCTCATAACGGCTGACACTATGAGGGCATTCGACGATTGGTATGCTGAGAACATCGGCTTCATTACACGATGCCTTAAGAAATCTCAAGCAGAACAGACTAGAAAAATTGTGAAAAACAAAGCCGAACAACTTGGTAATAGAATAGCCCAACACTACGAAGCGGCCACTGAATACTATAATGACCACCATGGACTTCATGACAAAGTAGCCGAACACCGAAAGAAAATCGAGAAGGGTGCATCAGTAGCGCAAGCAATGATAAACTTCTACGGTGTTGAACATTCTCTTAACGATTTGGTTACAGATTGGCGAAATGACCGTTACAGGCGAACTAATTTGATTGAAGACTACTCTATCGCTAATAAGATAAGAGAATACAGTTATGAGTTAGAGCAAGCCTGCCCTTCCGTGAAGTTTGAAAAAAAGCGACAAGAAATTTTACAACTTAGTATGGAAATGCTAGGAATGCAATCCTACATCATCGAACATGCACCGATTGGTGGCGAGGCTTTGATTGCTGAGCAGTTCAATACATTTAACGAAACTCAGAATACTAATGTCAAAACAGTTGAGCAATACATGCAGTTTTGCCCAGACCCTGTTGTAAGCAATATTTATGTTAGAGAAGAGGAAGAATAATTTTCAGTATATAAAGAACTAACAAAGGAAAGGGAAGTGAGAAAAATGCCAACGAAGAACCAAAAGAAAGCAAGTAACAGCAGATACCGAGCGAAATTCATCAAGCGATTGTTGAAGAATAAGAGATTGAAAGAAGCGCAAGTGACTCAAGAGGAGGAATAAATATGACAGACGAATTTGTATTGGTGACATTTTGGATAAGAGATGGAGAAAGAGAACACACTTACGATACTATCCTAACAAAAGAGCAAGCCGAATGGTCGGATGAAAAATTGATACAACATTGTATTGATGAGGATGCTTGCTTGGATGATGGTAAGTTCAGCAAAAGTAATACATATTGGGTTTATGGTATGGAGGCACTTGCCGCAGTTGAATTTAAACAACCGATGAGTCGTGAAACAAAAGAACTATTCAACAGTTACAGGATATGGTGATGAACAATGACAAAGTATTACATTAACAAAGAACTAATCTACCAATCAGTCTTAGAAGATATCCAACATGACCTACTGAATTGCTGTGTCAAAGATGACCTAGACTACTTCCTCAAGTGTTGGAAGGATGCAATCGAACATGCATTAGAAAGAAACGAATATGAAATTGAGGTGAATGAATGACTTACATGATTGGAACTTATGTAGCACTGGACAAATGTGCTGAGTGCGGAAGTAAAGATTCGGTTACTCGATGTGACAAATGCGGAGAACCCGTATGTCAATCATGTTCAAGGATGCTACTGGTCAAGAAAGAACTCACGATTAGGCATGACAAGTGTATGCCTTACACTAAAAGAAGGGGGTATAAGAAATGAGTAAAGGATTAGCAATACAATTAGCGAAAGCAAGAAAGAGAATAAAACAATTAGAACAAGAGAATGAGCAACTAAGGAGTGATAACAATGAATGAACAGATTATACAGACAAGACATGGAGAGGCAATGCCTCTCTATTTGATAGAACACAGAAACGGAACACTAGAGGTAATATTGGAGTTGATTAACGAATGATTGACATAGAAGAAATAGAGAATATGAAACAATGGACTAATGATTACAAGGTAAGAATATTTTGGGATTTAGTTGCCGAAGTCAAGCGGTTGCGTGAAGAACTTGAAGAGGAAGAAGAATGAAAGACTTAGAATGCAAGCGATGTAAAAGAAGAACCAGCGTCAACATTCATCCTGTCTACAAGGTATGTGATGAGTGCTGGAGGTCTACCACAAAGAACCCATTTAGCAGAGGTGATTAATATGAACAATGATAAATTACAGATTAACAATACTAGGATAGTAGCGAGGCGAGTCTTTGAGGAACTTTATTTTTTGAAACAAACAGCGAAACCAATCAATGACAGAATAAAAGACCTGACTCACTTTCTAAATACTCTATATGATAGATTGTTAGAAGCAGGTATCAAAGATTACTCTATAGAAGATATGCTAGGTAGGGATGAAGAATGAAAAAAGAAGATTACGAAAAGCAAGTACAAGAATTAAACGAGCAAGCGATTAAACTTGAAAAGACTATACAGACATACAATTACTTACAGAACGCTATGCAATTTGGACATGAGTTTGAAACCCATGTTCATAGCAGTGAGTTCGGTAAGATAGATTTGATAGAGGTTATCTGTACCGTATCTGGTGCTAACTATCTCATCGAACCCAAGACACCTATGCTGATGGAGATACCAAACGACCCAAGATTGTTTGGAGATTTAGCAGGTAAGAAACTCAAAGACATTGAGATAGATGTCGACCAACCTTCTCAAGAAACCACAGAAACAGATGAGAAACCTACACTTCCACTGGAGACCGAAGCCACTGAAAGCGGCACTTACAAAGTCGATGTCTCTAACATAGTAAAGAACATGAAAGGAGAGGAATAAATGAGGCGAAGTTTTCCGTTTGGAGATAACTCTACGCTGATGGAAAAATGTAATCGAATCAGCGTCGAACAAGAACTCCGTAATAAATACGATAGAGACGAATGGCAAGCCGTGAAGGATGACTATGGAGTTGGTTGGTTAGAAACAGTCGATGGAAGCAAGGCTGACATATTCTTAGATGTCATGGAGGAACAGCACAAGGAAACTGAACAAGCATTAGATTTACAGTTTTACTTAGACTCATTAAACACAAGAAGGATTGGATTGATAATCGACTACGCTCGATACTCAAAGACTATCATAGATTCATTAGACTATGATGATGTTTGGCTCAAATTACTAAAAGTGAATGTCGATTTAAACGAATACAAACCCGACAAATTTGAGTTTATAATTGAATCATCAGACGGATGGCAGACCCTTGAACCTTCGAGGTTCGCACAGATATTATTCGATGAAGAGGAATAAACATGACAATGAGCGACCATCAAGATAGTGACCACTTCGCATACAACAGAACATGGGAAGACATACACAACATGCTTGATAGAGCAGAGAAAAAACAGAATCAACATTACACTGCTATGCAGAGATGTAAAAGAAAAGACCGTATGTATCACATGAGGAATTACAAAGCGTTGGAGGGTGTGGTCAAAGCCCTTCGATGGACACTAGGAGATATGAACATAGACCATCCACTGGAGTGATTCAGTATATAAAGAACTAATAAAGGAAGAGAAGTGAGAAAAATGACATACAATGATGGAATAATGAATGAACTAAAGCATGCAATTGAAGTTTGGAGAATGAACTATTTGATTGAGAAAGGGATTGACCCTCAGCCGAACATCGCAAGTGTAGTCGGTAAGATTGAAGTCACTCTTGACCCAGTAGAAGTAAATCAGTTTGACAGAGGTGAAGAAGAATGAGTAACTCGCTACCAAAGGAATATTATTCAACCACACGGAAATTACATGTTCCTGTCTGGGAATTGAACGAAGATGATTTTGATTTTCACCAATCTGCAATGATACTTAGATGGGCACAGGCGACTGAAAATGAAAACCTAAAAGCACTAGTGAAAAACTACATCTCCTTTTTACAGGAGGGTGAAGGAAAAAATCAATTGGATGCCTTTGACTTCATAAATAAAATTAGATACAGAGGCGAAGAAGAATGAGTGAACTAAAACTTAGAATCGAAACAGAAGAATACATCTACGAAGAATACACGGGGGCTTGAATATGAACATGACACCTAAGAAAGCAGGTTACATTAGATTCCTAGAACTGATTGCTAAAGACAGCACTAGTCAAAAGGACAGAGAGTATGCAATTGACCAACTGGTTCAGTTGGCCAACGGCGCTACATACAACGGAGAGTGACGGCATGAGAAAAATACACATAGTTGAATCAGCAGATGGAGAAACAGAATACGAAGTTTTCTGTAAAGAATGTCACCCAGATGGCGAAGTCTGTTGTGACAGGTGCTTACACTACAACGGCTTCGAGATACCATGCAAAGCATGTATCGGTGAAGAAGAAGAATACGACAACCTTTGCTCTGACTGTAAGGTAGAAGTAGATGGCGTTATCGCTGACAGATATTGGATAGCAAACGGAAGGCTGTGATAAGATGCAAGAATTAGTAACCGTTGAACTTTACAAACACGCTCAGTTTGGTGAGCGAGTTGGATTGAAGATGCGGTATAACTTAGATACCTTTCATTACTTGAAAGATAACATCCCTTTCCCTAGATATATGTTCGATGTCGAAAAGAAACTGTGGAGTATTGACGCAAGTCCCGAAACAGTAAACGACGCTTGTGAACTGTTAGACAAACTTGGCTATGATGTCAGCGTCGTAAAAACATACACCAAATCTTTTTCCAAAAACGGGCGAAACAAATCTAACTGCTGGGTGAAGAAAAAGCGTACACGGCTCTATCTTCACTGGCCTTTTATTCGAGACGAAGACCTAAGAAACAAGGTTCGTTTGACTGTAAGAAGTGTGGCAGGTTGGAAGTTCCACGCTGACGATAAGTGTTGGAGTATTCCAATCGCACAGGCTTCTACTCTATACAGTATGCTTGCAGATTTCTACGAGCCTCTAGCCGAAGCCATCCGAACAGATGACTCGGTCAAGGCTGAGATTGAGAGTAGCATCGAGAGAGTAGAACTTAGCGGTGCGGCTGAACTTGATGTTGTCAGCCTTGAAAGTATTAACGAAAGACTAGCGGGTAAGTTTCCCGAAGGTCTTGACCTATACCCATTCCAAAAAGTAGCAGTTGCTTTTGCTGAGGCCAGTAAAGGTAGGTGCCTTATCGGAGATGAAATGGGTATTGGTAAGACAATCAGTGCCATAGGTTATGCGGCTATCAATTCTAAAGCCCGACCTGCTTTGGTTGTCTGTCCATCCAATGTCAAATTCAACTGGAAGAAGGAACTGAACAAGTGGTTACCTAATGAGACTGTTCATGTGGTAACTCCTTCTTCCGATATCAAAGCGGCTGATGTCAAGAACATTGCCAAAGAAAAAGGTGCAAAAGAATCCGACTTGAAAACGAGGAAAACGGCTGAAAGGTTTTTGGAGAGCAGAGGTATCTTTGCTGACAAATACATACCAGATGTCGATTTCATAATCATCAACTACGATATGATGATGAAATATAACAAGTCACTTTACTCAAAGATGCTCAAGTTAGTAATCCTTGACGAGAGTCATTACATCAAAAATGTCGGGAGCAAAAAGAATCCTGTTCAAAGAACTACGGCTACTCTAACAATAGCACACGCCAGTCCTAAAGTGATTGCTTTGTCTGGTACTGCCATATCTAGTAGACCAAAAGAGTTCTTCAATACTCTCAATCTCATGAGGCCGAGTCAGTTCAATTCATTTTGGGACTTTGCACAAAGATACTGCGACCCATATAATGACGGGTTTGGTTGGAACTTCAACGGTGCATCTAACATCAAAGAACTCAATGAACGCACAAGAGACTTGTGTATCCGTAGACTCAAGAGTGAGGTGCTACCCGAACTACCACCGAAGACACGGACTTTCTTCCCTATCGAATTAGATAAAGCGGTAAGAAGCCCATACGATTTCGCTCAAGAAGAATGGGACAGGCAGATTGATTCTTACTATCTAAATGGCCAACCTTTGCCGAAAGGTATCATGCTCACTATGATTAACGACCTGCGACAGATATGTGGTCACATCAAGGTCAACTATGCGGCTGACTGGATTGAACAGTACAGAGAACAAACAGGTAAACCGATAGTGGTATTCGCACATCACCGTGAGGTAGTCGAAAGGCTGGCTAAGAAAGTGAACGGTAAGATAATATCCGGTGCGACTGATTCAAAGACAAGGCAAGAACTTGTTGACGATTTTCAAGCAGGTAAGATTGGTGTCTTAGTCTGTAATACTATTGCAGCGAAGGAAGGTATCACTCTTACTAAGGCTGACACAGTCTTGTTCATCGAAAGAGAATGGACACCGACTGACGAAGAGCAAGCCGAAGACCGTGTATATCGTATTGGACAAGAGAGCCAGCATGTACACGCTGTCTACCTGTCATGTGTTGGAACAATTGACGAACACTTTGACAGGGTTGTAGAGCAGAAGCGACAAGTTGTCAAGGCTGTTCTCGACGGTGGTAATGTTCAACAGCGAAAGGGTCTTGTCAGTGAACTAGTTAAGCGATTGAAGAAAGAGCGAGGCTGGAGGTTCAAGTGATGGGAAGAGGCTCTCAGAAAAGTTTGGATTGGAAGTCCGTCAGAGAAGCGGCTGTAGAAGCACTTGACGAGATATCCGATGACCAAGAGCATGTAGTCAAAAGAGATTATTACGCAGTAGTTTACGAAAAGTACTACGCAAAGACTGGTCACAAAATGCATTACAATAATCACATTCCTGTAGAAAGAATACTTCATTGTATCAGTGAGAATTTTCTTAACGACCATGGATGGAAATCTTGCAGTAGGCAACTGATGGTTAAACACTTAGAGGGAAATCATGTCAAAGCAGTTAGATGTATCAAGAGGTTGATATCATGATAGACTTTAGTGAAGTTGGTACAATAGTATTACACGACATCGAGGGCACTAAGTGCGTTCAGTTATTTCCACATGAAGGTAAAACCATTCAAGATATGTTGGAAGTTTTAGACGAAGGGCTAGGAAAAATGAACCATGATAGTTCTTCGGTTATCCAAAGAGGTATTCTACTTGACCGTGAAGAGTATAAAATCAAGCGGAGTACACCGATTCCATGCGTTTTTCTGTTCGATTGAACGCAGATTCACTATATAAAGAACTAACAAAGGAACGGTAGCGAACAAAAACCAGCAAAACGAATGGTAAGAAATATAAACAGAAACAAGGAGGAACAAAATATGACAGAAGTAGTATTGATAGGCAAGATAACACAGAGCACACAGAATTTGGTAGAGGTCGAATACCCAACAGTAACGGGCGTTCACACTCTCAGATTGACGAGGACAATGATAGCACGATTCGAGCGCATCGAAGGTGGCAGAGTTGCATTGTTGGTAAGACCGGATGACGGAACAGTAAGAGGCGCACATATTGCTAAGATAGTTCAAGGCGACTGGGCACCACTTCATGTAACCCAAGAACAAATTGACATAGTGACTGCTATGGAAAACCACGAAGACATCCCAACGACTACACAAGCAGAGGAATCGGATGATGTACCTGTATGGTCTTCGCCACAAGAAGCACCGACTATTACATTAGTAGACGAGGACAGTGGCACTGAAACGGTGGTCATGCCAGATGGCCCATTCGATGAAATGCTGTTTAGTGGCGGAAGAAAGAAGAAAGACACAATCAACTGGGACTTTGAGCCTGTAAGAAAACCTGCTTTCGTAGTTCATGAAGAGGGTCAAGAAGGCGCTACTGTTGCTAGAGTAAATAACGAAGCAGGTGAGCCAATCGCTTACCACATCTTCAATCCACTCTACCAAAGTAACAAGCGACCTGCTGGTGCTTACTTGGGAACATTCAGTCCGACATACTATCCTATGCCTTATCGAAAAGGATATGGCCCAATATTGGATATGGCTGCTGAGAAAGGTTGGCCAGCGCAAGTCCTTGCATGGAACGAAGGTAAAGCGTCTGCTATGTTTGTAGACGCTACCAGCAATGTAGATTGGGAAAAGGCTACCTCTCACTTAGGAGACAAGTGGACAAGAAGAGGCTTCCGTAACCAAGGCGACTATCGTATTGGTTTCGCTATCTACAACAGTCTCGATGGCTCATCAGCGTTCAAAGTCCAAGCAGTTGCTGAAAGACTACAGTGTTCAAACGGACAGGTGTTGGGCGACAGTGCTACCATTGTCAACCTCAAGCACACAACCAATGCACTAGGTAACTATGACTTTGAAGGCTTGGCTGAGAAGATAATGGAAGTATTAGAAGTAGCGGCTCAAGAAATCATTGTAGCCGAGTCAATGAAAGATATACAAATCAACAGAGATGTCTTTGAGAAACTAATGACTATCTGTCAAAGAAAGAAACTAATCACTAAGCCAGTTGTCAAGAGAGACGACGCAGGTAATGTTACTGGATTGAGCAGGGGCTACATGTGGAGACTTATGGGACAAGGTTGGACTAATCCAAGCGAGCCTTGGGTAGCAGTCAGTCCCAAAGACCAAGGAACTCTATACCAAGTCATGAACATACTAACAGGTGCTATCACACACAAGCCAGAGTGGACAGACGGTAAGGGAACTAATCTGAAAGGTTCTACGCTCAACTACAACACCATGACTGACAGACTACAGACAGTTCACAAAGTGCTTGGCGATATTACAAGGAAGAGTATTGACGGAGTATCTATTGAGAAGCAACTTGAGAACATACCAATGTTCAGTCAAATTTTATACTGAGGTGAATTGAATATGGACATGCAAGAAGTATTTGATAGAGTGAAAAAGGCCAGAAATATATTGTTGTTTGATAGAAACTTATACAAGGCACATGACTTGTTGGTTGACATACTAAATGACATGCAAAAAGAATTGGAGGATTAAACATGAACGAAGAAACACCAGAAGAAGCAGTGAAACTAATACTAGAACGACTGAGAGAAGGAGGGCTTTGGCAACCACAAGGCTTGGGATTATCCTATGTCAAAGAAGGTAATAACAAAGTCACACTGACAGCGCAAGAAAATACTCCTATGAGTGCTCAAGCAAGGATAAGAATGAGGTTGCTACTTGAGGATGTCGGATGGACTGTAGACGAAACTACTTGTCAACTTGTTGAAGTAGAACATTTGACTCCAGAGCAGAAGCATGTCAAAGAAATGCAGATGCGACAAGAATTAGCACAGAGTTGGAAATGCTCTTGCGGTACTCCATTGTCAGCCTTCCCACTTGAAGAAGGTGTATGGAAGCACGAAGGTCAACAAGAGATGATATTACCTAATGGTGAGACCGAGATGGTTGAACAATGGCATGTCTTGATAACTTGCCCTACTTGTGATGCAGAGATACCAACCGAACCTTACGACTACGGCTTGCTCGCTGGCGACGACGAAGCAATGCTAACTTACAAAACCAACAAAATAGTTTACACTGCGATTGACCGACCTGCGATTATTAACATGATAGATTTTCAAGAAGGTGATTCTTTATTGATACTAGGTACATTCTGTCCGTTCAACGGTGACCTACTGCCTCCTCATGTAAGAGGTGCAGTTGTTACATTCAAAGAAATAGAAAGGAGCGAAGAAGAATGAGAGTAGAAATGTTACAATCAATAGACGGTGATTACTTACCGTTTATCAGAGCGTTAGTAGTGACCAAAGATGATGTCAGTAAACCTTGTGAAAATTGCGGTAAGCCCTGTTATGACCATGAATTGTTAGCCAAAGAAGACACTGATTGGTGTTTGAATTGTAACGATGAATACTATAGGAAGGGTTGGTCGGAAATGAAAATGGGTCTGTGGTGCATGGAACAGATGACCAAAGGTATGGCTGTTGCAGTAATTACTAGAGACAGAGAGGAATAGATATGAATATATTTGTATTAGACGAAGACCCAGCGCAAGCCGCTAGATACCTAGATGATGTCAGACTACCTAAGATGTGTGTAGAAAGCGCACAAATGATGGCATCAGCCCTGCGTAGGCATGGTGCTACTGATGAAGAGATGCCTCTGACTAAGAAAGGAACGCCTTACATTGGTGGCTACAAACACCACCCATGCACAATATGGGCTGGCGACAGTCAAGAGAATTGGATGTGGCTTGCTCATCACGCTATGCAATTGTGTGAAGAATACTACAAACGATTCAATAAAATGCATGCTTGTACTGACCCTATCTACCACATGATAGGTTTGCAAAAAATAATTCCTAACACTGGACTCACACCATTCGCACAGGCCATGCCCGACGAATACAAAGACGATGATGTAGTCAAAGCCTACAGGTCTTACTACAAGTCTAAGGAATACAGTAAAGGCGGTGTAAGATATATCCGAGCCGATGTTCCTACTTGGTGGGAAGTGGTTGCTTGAGTGCATTCGACCAAGAGATTAAGTGGCGTGTTCCTTCAACCACTGCTAAGTGGAAAGGAAAGGCTGAGATAGTCATGAGCGTTGCTACTCCTAAAGGTCGAGGTAAACCTGCCATTGATATTAGAACTCGAAGAACAATAGAGCATCCGAAGGGTGAAGGCTTTACGAGAGAGGGCGTAAGGTTGTCACTTGAAGATACAAGCACTCTAATCAAAGCATTAACACATACCCTCGAAGAACTGAGGGAAACAGATGACATCAATAAGTGATATGATAAAGCAATTAGAAGTGAAGGCTTCTAAGTATGACGAATTGATTAGTGACTTAGGTGAACTCTTATCTAAGCATAGCGCAGAAGTAATTTCTAAAAATAAATTAGATGTAGTGACCAAACACAGCGATAAACCTAAGAGAAATTATCTTTTATGGAGATGTGAATTAAATGATTATAATAGAACGATGAAACCAAGAGGTATACCTATACAGACTGGATGCGGTAAATGGAGTATCTTTTCAACTAAAAATAAATTTTCTGACAATAAAGAAATAATGCCTACTTGTCGATACTGTGGTCGCAAAAAACGCATCACACTATCTACTCCTAATGTATATCAATTTAACAACCGTGAGGATGCTTTAAAAAAGCAATATAATTTTGGAGGAAACGATTGATGTTACTGGCTGAGGCATCTCAGATATCCGAAGAACTGCGTAATTATTATCGCAACTACATGCGAGATAGTGAGAACCGTTCTCAATACTTTAACAAGTTGATAGATACAGTTAGCCTCGCAGTGCGTGATTCTATAGATGATTTGAACCAACTAATAGATATGTTCTATCCTTCTTATTCTAAATATCCAAGACAGTATGTTTCTTTTCGAGACCTGAGAGACGATGTATGCAAGAAGTTGTCAATCTCTCCTTTGGTTTGGGATGAAGCACTGGCAGGTAAACCGATGGTGCCACTGTTAGCACTTGAATCCCCAGAGTACGGAGGCGACGGATTGACCGTCAAGCAAGGACTCAATCTAATGTCTCGAATAAAAGACCTAGGCTTCCTCGAAATTGCCAGCAAAATAAATGAGAAAGAAGCATTAGTATTCTGGGCAAGAGCCACAGGTGAAAGACCACCCATCCCTATCAATCGCTTTTTACAAATAATATCCTATGTAGTTGGCGAGAACCCTCAAACATTACAATCAATCAATATCCTACTCCAAACGATGCTACCGGCAGAGATAGCACAGAGAATGATTGGTACTCAAAAACCAATCGAAGTAAGAACCATGCAACCGGGTCAACCTTTTGTCGGCCCTGTTTACAAAGCATGGGACAAATTCACCACTCCTACAGATGTGTTTGTAGAAGTGATATCAAATCCAAGAAGATACTTACACATCACCGAGTTTCCAAAAGGTAACTTCAAAGGTGTTCTTTATGATAGGCATCGACAACTTATGGGTAAGCCTCTCAGCCTACCTATTGAACAAGAGGCTATCTTGGAAGTAGAAGTAGATGGACTAGACATAAAGTTCGTCACTGATATATTATCACTAGACAAGGATTGGGATATTCACAAATCAGATTATAGAGACAGGGTGAATATGTTGGAACAATTGAATTTGAGTAAGCCTATTAAATCTGGTAAGTTCGTATCCAACGCTACCGACTTCACTAATATGTTAGAAACAATAGAGCCCACTGAAAGACTGAGGCTTACTAACACTGACGGCATAGTTGCTGGAGGGCAAGGTGGATGGTTAGTAATGAAAGACGCATTCCACATACAGTTACTCGTTAACGCAGTAAAGCGTGACGAAGAATATGATACCTTCGTAAGACTATCTGCATTAGACGGTTATGAGAGTTATGAAGTCGGGCAAGTTAAATTAACCGTCTCGGTTGCACAACATCTCCGTCAAAGGTTAGCACAGCAGGGAGTGCTTGCTGGACAAGACTGGTTACCAGTCGACGAATATGGAATGGTGGTAGTTATGGAGATGAAAGAATTTTCTTTACAAGACCTTTCTGTTACTGATGGTGAGATAAAATACCTTGATGATGACTTAGGATTTTCCGATGTCTCTCAACTAACAGACTTGATAGAAATGAGTGACTGAAATATTGACTATATAAAGAACTAACAAAGGATGGGAGATGATTAGAATGAACCTACGAGAGAAGTACAGACCGCAGACCTTAGCAGACCTAGCAGGATGCTCTGAGTTTATTACTTCTGCTGAGACATGGACACTAGAATCATGCCCTGCTAACATTCTACTTGTTGGCCCTCCCGGTGTCGGCAAGACCAGTGCTGCTATTGCTCTGGCCAAGGATTTACTTGGAGAGTTCTTTAACTCGGTCAACTTTAGAGTTACTAATGCAAGTGATGAAAGAGGCATTGACGCTGTAAGGGAACTAAAGCAGATTAGTAAGAGCAAAGCACTTGGTGCCAGTAGACGCATTGAGTTCCTAGATGAGTTTGAAAGTTTCACTGCGCCTGCTCAAAAAGCACTTCGTCAAGTAATGGAAGAAAGTCACAAGAACACCATCTTCATTCTGACAGCCAACGACATTGGTCCTATCCACAATGCGATTAGAGACCGATGTCTCACATTTGTATTCAGCCCTATCGACCCTTACAACACTGATAGGTTAGAGATGATAATAGAAAAGGAAGGTATGCCTAAACAATGGAAAGTGCATTTACCTAATTTAATCAAATTCGCTAACGGTAGTCTAAGACAGTCGATAGACATACTTGATAGCCTACCTAAAGAAGAATCTGCTCTTTCAGATAGGATACGAAAGGATGGAGAGTTTCTAAATAAAGCAGCACTTAATCTGATGAGTTCGGATTATACCAAGTTAACCGCTTATCTTAAGCAAGCCATAGAATCGGGACAAGGTCGATTCTACATACTGAAAGGTTTGCGCTTTCGTGCCAAGTCGCTTATGGAAAGCGAAGACGATTGGTACAATTTCATGTTCACCTACGGAGAGTTTGTTATGATGGCTCAGCAATGGCCTGATGATGACTTGTCGTTTGTGGAATACTTTGTAGCAAAACTAAAGAAAAATATGGAGGAATGATTATGGAAGAAAATAATGGAACCAAATGGCCAGAAGATGTGATTGAAAGACTGAATGGGTATGCTGAGCGAACCGGCATCAAGTTGGGGGAAGCCGCCAACAAATTCAACAAGTGGTTGAAAGATGAGTTTGCAGTAGAAAACCCATTCGATGAAGACCCATTTTATCTAAGTCAGTGGAGTGAACAATTCGTGATAGAGAATAGAAACGAAAGTGCAGGTCGTCAGCAAGACACTGTCACTTATGTCGGTATGTTTATTGGAATTGAAGACACTGAAAGAGACAACCGAAAGGGTATGTATGACAGAGCAATTAACATGTTCAAAACTAACAGAGATAGAGCAATTGACGAAGGTCACATTGGTATTCTAACTGCTAAATCTGGTAAGTGGCACCTCAATGGTAAAGAGACAAACGACAGGGTTCAAGGTAGTGACCTACCTTGGTACGGCTTTGAGTTTGACGACATGATTCTGTGCCTAATGGCTGAAAGAAACAACGAAAGAAAACCCATTGCACCCACTAGTATCAGTAGAACTGCTTACTTCTTGGGCTCACCGGAAAGTGGTGGTGACATAAAGAAATGGTCAATCAGCCTTCAAGGAAAGTCTATGAACGCTGGTTACGAGAAGTGGGTAGCGAGTCGAATAAAGGTAGTAGAGCCCAAGAACAAAGACCAAGACATTTTGTATACCAATCGCAACTTCCACGAAACAGTTGAATACACTGACTCTTGGCTACCTGAGCATCTTAGAGTAGCCTTTAGCGCAGAGAGACTTCTAATCAACGGTGACATGCATGGTGAGTATGTAGAGTTAGGTAACTTACTTGATGCTCACGCAGCAAAGAAAATCACTACGGCCAATGGTATGACAATCAACCCTGTCGTAATCACATATGGTTCAATTACTTATCTGAACAGAGAGCCGATGGAAAGCGAGTATGACCCGACTGGTCGCTCGTATCGTCTCAGCATCTATCGCCAGAATGTAGACCCGGTGACAGTCTGGGTATCTGGTAGAATGCACGATGAAGACAGAGTGTTTGAATACAAAAACGCAAAGGGTGAATGGGGTCACTACAATGAAAAGACCAATGTTATCGTAGTCGGTAGATTGAGACTACGACCATTCAACAATGAAATGCAACCAAGCCTATCAGCGCTTGGTATTTACATTCCACACAGAACTGCTCGCCCTGCGGGTGGAAGTGGGAACACAAGCCTAAATCAATTTGGAGGAGATGAACAATGAGTGGATGGGATGCATTACTAGGAGACGAAGCACAGCCAGTAACTACAACTCAGCCGGTTGCACCAGCAGCCGCTGAGCCTGTGGTTCAAGAAAACATAGAGCAGAATATCAAGGAGAAGTTAACTCCTGAGACCTCTACTGAATTTATCAGTAGGTTCCCTGCTATTGCACAGGAAATGAAAGAGCAAGCGAAAGCGCCTGCTATACAACCTAGTGCTACTTTCATGGGCGTAGTTGGTCACGAAGGTACTGGTAAGACTGGTCTGGCTATGGATGCTCATAAGCATAAGCATGGCGACTCTCTTTGTATTGTAATTGACCACGATAACGGTGGCCTATCTTGTAAGCAGGCTCACTACAACAACGACCCTGCCTTCCGTATATTCTCGCCTTGGGTTATGCAACAGGAAGACAAGACTGCCTACAACTACTTACTCAGTTACAACCGAGTCATGGAACTTGCTAAGTTTGCTGTAGAATACGCAGAGAATCAGTACAAGCCGGACTTTGAAGGACCGATGCTCAAATCATTCATCGTCACTGGCGTTGACCAGTTTGATGAGATGTGTATTACCTGTATGAAGATTTACGACTTGGACATGACTGCTACTAACGCTGTCGAAGCCAGTCACTCCAAACTCAATGCCGAGATTGGTTGGAACTGGAATATTCGTGCTACAAGATTCAAGCAACTAACTGCTCAGTGTCAAAAACTGAACAGACTAGGTGTTGATGTCTATTGGGAGACTCATCTTAAAGAAGACAAAGATGGCAAAGTAGGATTTGACGGATGGAAGTTTGCTTGGCATGCCAGTGGTAACAAAGACCTGTTCCAGATACTATGGTGTAAAAACAAGTATATGAGAAACAATGATGGCTCTTTGACTGGCGAAGTTAGATACACTGCTGAGTTCTTCAAGCAGAAGACTAACCCAAACTTGTTGAACCAAGAACGACTTTACTTCGTAACTAAGAAGGGTGAAGACGCACAGTGGTACGGTTTACCTGAACTACGAGACGGTGTAATCTGAGGTGATTGACTTGGTTAGTTTCACAATCGACAAAGATAACTTCAACCACTTTATCGGGAGTTTCGGTAAAGATTTGGCAGACATTGCTATTGACGCTAATGTCGGAAGTATCTCTGCGGCGGTGGGAAAATCTACACATTATATCTATAGAAAGATAGACTGCGGAGTGGAAAAGGGTGGTAAAGTATACATCACTGATATCCCTAAGTTGAAATCTTTTCTTAGTAATGTAAAGTCAAAGGACTTAGAAATCAACCAAGAAGGCAAGACAGGTACGCTTCATGTAAGGTGCGGTAAAAGTAGTTTACAATTACCGACCTCTTCACATATAGAGTCGCAGAAGAGAGTTGGCATTATGCAGAAGGCTATCGAGCAATCCAAGCAGAGTATGTGGCGTATGTGGTTTAACAGTCCGTTGACGCATCATGCTACGCTCAACTCACTTGAATTGAAACCGGCAACTGGCTTCAAGAAAGTCTTAGGTGACAAGTATTCTTGTAAAACCGAGTTCGATTCAGACGGCTCAGAGTTTATCGTAAGAGGTGGTAAATCAGCAACGGGTAAGATGTTCGTTAGAGCGACCTTAACGCAACTCGAAGCACCTGCTACATCAGCAAGGTCGGCTTTTGATAAGTGGCTACCCGACTTGTTATCTAACATACCTAACGGTGATGTAGAGATTCACACTGCCAACGAAAGCGTACTAATTGTAGTGCAACCCAGCACAGATTTCATCATGATAGTCATCGACCAAGAATACGAGGAGGACTGAATATGACTAACTACATACATGTTAACAACCAAAGGCGAGATGTCTGTTGGCTATGCGGCGGCAGACTCATTTGGGGCGCAGACTTTGACCCAGAAGACTACGGCTACGAGGGTGACGGTATAGTGGCTACACTACACTGTTCATCTTGCGGTGCCGATGTAACTTATGTACAGATACACGAAGAGGAATAGATATGATAATTGACATCTTCAAGCCAGACCCCACAGGTCCCGACCATATCTACAAGAGATGGCGTGACGCTGAGGGTAATTTGATTGAAGAAACTGTTACCGACTTCGAGCCTTACTTTTGGATTTCAGCCAATACTTCTAAGCAAATCGCTAACTCGGTCATCGACCAGTTCCCCGGCTCTCGTATAGACTGGGAAGACAAAGCGGTTGGTCTTAGAGACGATGAACCCTTAGTCAAGGTATATGCATACAGGCAATCAGATGTCAAGAGTATGGCCGCCATGTTCAGAAAGACATGGGAAGCAGACCACAGTCTACAAGACAGATATCTGATAGACAATGTCAAAGAAATGCCCGAATGGAAACCAAGAGTATGGCACTTTGATTTAGAGTGGGATGTCAAGACCAAAGAAACCACAGTGATGGCGGTTATAGACAACTACAACAATCGTCATGTGGCTTTTTGTTGGAAGAAGTACAATCCTAACGGCTTACATGATAACGATTATCAATTAGAGAATAAAATCGTAGAGTACGAAGTTAACGGCGAAGTTCAAGAATTTACCTACGAGAGATACCTCTACGGTTCAGAACAAGAAATGCATGATGCCTTTCTTTACTACTTAGATGAATGCAATCCAGATGTATTCGTCGCCCACGCTATCATGTGGGCTGACCTACCTCACTTGATTGACAGACTAAAGCGTTTCAGAAAACTGAGTCCTTTGGGTAGAGTCATGAAGCCTATGAAAAGCGGTGCTTATGACTATGTAGCCCAGCCTATTGTAGGTAGGTTATGCTTTGATACTGCTGCACCAGTAAGAAGTGGTAGCGGCTTTGAGCGTGTCTGGAAAGACAGTGGTCAGCCGCAACTTAAAAATCTGAAACTAGACACTATAGCAAAGGCTTGTAATCTAGGCGGTAAATTTGACATGGATGTCATGACCGGCTGGACTGAAAGGTTTGACGACTATGTAGATTACTGTATGCAAGATACCTTATTGCTCAAAAAGATAGACGAAGGTAACCATGTACTAAATTTCTTTTTATCGCTACAAAGATTATGTGGCGTTTCTTTTGAATCGTGTCATAATGTCACACGGTTCGCCAAAGGTCTGTTGAACAGACGAACACACTGGAAGGCACCGAGTCGCTCTATGCAAGAGAAGCAAGAGTACGAAGGTGCTTTCATTCCACCTCCCAAGCCCGGTAGATATGAGGGTGTGGCTTGTGTAGATTACAAGGGTCTGTATCCTAGTATTATACTGAGCCATAATCTATCTTGGGAGACCCAAGTTCCAAAGCACATGGCAGAAGAAAACCATGTAAGACAATTACCAGATGGTACATGTTGGAGGCAGGATATACCTGCTTTGCTTCCTAAAATTGTAACGGAGATGTTTGAACTCCGTGATGAATACAAAAAGAAAATGCGAGAATCCGCCACCGAAAATGAGCGAAACGGATGGAACACATTACAACTAGCAGTAAAGCGTGTAATGGCTTCTTTCTACGGCATGACTGCTAGTGCTTATTGGGGCTGGTCAGACTTTGACATAGCCAGCGCAATCACAGCCTGTGGTCGAAGGGCAATCAAGGCTTTGATGGAAGAATCAGAAAAGGCCGGTTACAAAGCATTGTACGGCCATACCGATTCAGCGTTTGTAGAAGTACCGTTTGATGAAGCCAAGGCTTTGGCTAAGCATCTCACTGAAACTATACAGCGTGACCATGAAGCGAGTCATTTGATTGTAGAGTTTGAAGCCTATATGCCTTACTGGATTGTAGGTGGTAAGAATCTATATTACGGAATATGCTCTTATCCTCCAGAAGATAAAGGTAAGAAGAAATCAGCAAGGTGGGGTAAAATAAGTACGCTTGCACCAGTTTCTAAGGATTTAGAAAACGACATACTCACTGCCATCTGTACAGGGGCTAACGAAGAAACCGTAATCGGTATGGTCAGACCTATCGCTAAGAAAATAATGAAGGGTGATGTCAGCATCAAAGACATATCCACTACAACTCGATTACAAAAGAGGTTGCCAGAGTATAAGGATACTGCCGGTGGTGCTGTCAAGGCGGCTCGTTACTACAATGAACACATTGCTCAAAGAAATCATTTTGGTCACGGAGACAGTGTAAACTGGGTTTATGTATCCAAGTCCAAAGACGGATTACCTTATACCCCTGTAGTAGCCTACGAAGACATAAGTGAACTAGATGGCTTTGTTATAGATTACGACCTCATGGTTGATAAAATAGTCAAAGATAAGATAAAGCCTATATTCAAAGCCCTTGATTGGGACTTAGAAAGAGCAAGTGGGGCAGCGATGCCTAAACAATATTGGTGATAAAATGAGTAGAATAGAAGACGAAGTATGTAAAAAGATACAGCAAAGAGCAGAAGTAGGTAAAAGTAAGTATGGAGTTACTATGGAAACTGCACCTTTGTCTAGGCTAGAATGGCTTATCCACGCCCAAGAGGAAGCGATGGATTTGGCTGTCTACCTACAGAAATTAATCGAGGAGGAAACGGAATGAGCGATAGAGACTGGAGTGCCTACGCTAAATCTACCTATCAGTGGGAGCCGGGCCATGAAAAGATGCTTCGTATCACGAAGACTAGTCTCACCAGTGACTTCGATTTCTGCCCTAAACAGTATGAATACAAGCGTATTCATCGTTTACCAGAGCCATCGACAGACGCTATGACAAAGGGTACAAATGTACACGACGCTATAGAGTTTTATTATGACAATGTCATGCCAATAGTAGGTGAATTACATACTCTTGTACAAAGAGACAAGATGAAAGAAGCACTTGAACTGGCTAAATCCATTTTACCTGACAAAGAATATCAATTGGGTGAACAACCGTCGATTGATACCAGAATACACTGGGACTTACAGAGATTGAAGCATGTAGGAGTAGATGACTATTTACCTATTATCAATGAATCTGAGATACACGCTTATATCGAAGAAGAGATTGAATTCAATGGCGAAGTACACACTATACCGATTCACTATGCGGGCAGCATTGACCGTGGTTTCAGCGAAGAAGAAGGCGGCGTAGCCATCATGGAATTGAAAACAGGCAAGTGGGTTCAAACTAAAAGAAACGATGAGTGGAAAGACTCAGATTTCAAAGTAAAGTCTATGAGAAGAGAAATGGCCTTTTACAAGAAGTTGCTAAAGTTGGCAGACCATCCTTTACAAGATGTGACGCACTGGGGTTGGGTTTACCCATCGGGTACAGTAGAAGGGCTAGATTCCCTCAACAGATACGGCTATGAGCAAAGAAGCATCAACAAAATATTTTATGAAAGGATTACCGAGAGTATGGATACTACATATACTAAGCAAATTGACAAACTAAAAGTAGGTTTGATTACGGCTTATCTGACTGGTGATTTCCCTACTAGTTCTAGTGCGGGTAAATGTGCTTGGTGTAGTTTTAAAGAAATCTGCCCGGCATGGGAAGGAAGTGACAATCCACAAGAATATTTGGATAATTATCAGGAGGAAGAATGATGGATAAAAGGATGGTAAGCCGTTTGATAGAAAAAATGATGACTATGGTTGTAGACAGAAATGTAGAAGTTAACTTTTCTCATTTAGGTAAAGGTAACGACTATAGTATCGCTATTCAAACATCGCTATACGAGTTTGACGAGAATGTACAAGGGCCGAAGGGACCTATGTACATCACTCTGAACAACTATCTTTTACAAGATACAGGCGAACTAATTAGCACCATAGACAAAATCATAGAAAGCAGGAAGTGAAGCCTTGAAAATAACATTTGATTTTCCAAGAGAGGTAATGGAACTTGGAAATGAGAATGGTAGGGGCTTCCGCAAAATCGTCAGAAGTAGCGGCGACCTAGAGAGATATTGGGCTGGAAAAAACGGCGTGTCTAATGCTTATATGACGGTTTACGGTTATCGTGCCACGAAGCAACCTCATAACAACAGGGTAGATTTACTCACCCCTATAGTAAGGCACTTCGTTATGGACTTCGACCCTAAAGACTTTCGACAAAGGAGTAGACCTGATGTTGACCCAGAGAAAGCAATGGAACAGACTAAGACTTTGCATTATTATTTACTCAAAGAAAATATATCTCACGCTGTATGGTATAGCGGGGGAGGATTTCATGTATGGGTGGGGTTAGATAAGCCTTACATGCCGAGTAACGGTAACCACTTGTCTGCTATCAAAGATGCAGGTATGCAGGTTGTCAATGACTGGATAAAAGATATGAACTTATTTTGCTCTGACCCTGCTGTTCCTTTCGATACCAGCGGGATGATTAGGATACCTAACTCGTACAATTCCAAAAGAGGTTCGTGGTCGATACCATTAACCACTAACGATTTAGAAAGAGGACTAGACCACATTATGGTCAAGGCACTTAATCCTAAAAACGGAGTGATTAGTTATGGCGAAAAAGGGCTTGATTTAGTTATCAAAGAATCGCACAAAAGAGCCAATGTTTTCAACCCCAAATCGAAGCCAATTGATTTACCAACAGTATCAATGGATGGTGTCATAATACTACCATGCTTAAACTCAGCAGCATGTCGACAAGGGAGTAACCCTAGCCATGATGCTAGGGTACAGTTAGTCAAGTATCTGGCTAAACGGCTGAGAAATTTCATACCAGTTGAAAGAGTAAGTAAAGAGAAAGTCGAGAAAAACACAGAAACTATCATAGATTACATTAGGACATTAGAATGGGCAGACTTCGACGAAAGGACAACCAGATACCAAGTTAGTACGATTGTCGGGACAGAATATCCTCAGACCTGCTCTATGCTCTACAAGAAGGGTATGTGTTTAGGTAAATGTAGATATTGGGACAAAACTGGTGCTATTGAGGAGGAAGAGTGATGACATTGCACTATTGTGAGATTTGTGAAAAGCGTGTCAGAGCCACCAAAAGTATGAGAGATAGATACGAATCTATCGAAGACCCAGTTATTATCTGCCAAGTCTGTAGGTACAAAAAACTAGTTCCAAGAAATCTGCTATGCACCCGGATTATCAAAAGTGGTCGGCTGTGTAATGGTGTTCGGTTTGATAGGAACATAGACAAATGTGCATTATGTAGGAGGAAAGGCTATGAGTAAATCTCCTCTAATAATCGACACTAATGAAAGAGGACCTCTTCATGATGCTGTTATTCGTGCCGCCGAAAGAGAAGGCTTCTCAGTAAAGAAAGAGCATTTGCAGGGCATGGGTGATTACAAAGCAGGTAATGCTCATATAGAGTGCAAAAGTATATCCGATTTGATTCAATCTACATTTAAGGGTCATCTACAGAGACAAATAGAAAACTTAGACGCTAACTGCGACAGAGTTGTTCTACTTGTACACGGTGACATTGCTAAGTATGTAGCAATGTGTAAAAACCAAGGTAGACCTACCAGTTATCCAAAAGTCTTAGACATGATGCTAGGGATATTTGCCAGACTTACAGCAGATTTCGATTGTCATATTTATCGAGCAAAGGATTACACCGAGGCAGGTATTTTCATAGCCAAGTTACATGCTAAAATGAACAAACCTGCTAGTAAGCATGGTGCAAAAGCAATAACGAGAGTGAGCACTAATGATGTACGAGCAGATATGCTTGTTACGATACCGGGCTTTGGTCCAGATTTAGTGGATAAATTACTTGAAAAATGCGGGTCTATTGAAGAGATGTTGTTTCCCGAATCACTTAAACAAGTGAGAGGGTTAGGAACAACTCTGCGACAAAGATTGCTAAATGTACTGACATCCGAAGAACCGATTAGGATTCAGAAAACATACAACAAGAGAGGGAAAGGAAATGATGGAACACAGAGCAGATAAATATGATTGCGTGAAACAATACCCTATACTGAAAGGGTATCTTGAGCATTTTAACCAAGTGAGCAAGAATAATGAGATACCGGGGTTAATATCTTTCTTTTTCATACTGGGCCAAGCAGCAGTACCTTATGTCAGAATACCTGTCGGTGGTAGTAACCTTGACCCAAGAGTTAGTATATTCTGGATTCAAGATACTAGGACAGGTAAGTCAGCAGCATACCAAATCATAGAAAGAGTGCTAAAAGAATCTGGGATGAAAAGCGAAGATTACAACTCTGGTAACGATGCTGCTTTAGTTGGTACACTAATCCCTGACCCTGAATTTGACGGTCCAGTAAGAGATGCTCCGCTTGTAGAAAGGCCGGGTATATTGGCTGGTAGAAAAGGACTTAACTTTGACGAGGGTAGCGTAATCTTGAAGTCCGGTCAACACAATGAAAATACCACTCTATTCCTGCAATCGGCGCTAAATTCAGCAGGTACTGGTCGTAACATACTTACTAAGCACATGGCAAGAGACACATTCAGTGTCAAATCTGAGGTATCTCTATGGATTACTACATACCCTCCGAAAGGTATCAAGGAGCATGTACTTGACAAAGGTATTTTTCAGCGTGTATTGACATACTGGAGACACTGGACTCTTGAAATGAAGAAAGACATTAATCAATTACTAGCGGAGGCTGTTTACAACATACCGACATACACTGTATCTTTTGAAGAGGTCGTAACTTTCTTTGAGGACATGAAGCGTAAACTGAAAAGAAGAGTACTGGAACTATCTGATATTGCACCACTAGAGTGGGATGAGATGTCAGAGGAAGACCAAGATGTAGTAGTGGGTAACTTGAAACATTTAATGTTCCAACCAGACGAAGCCTATGTACCAGCACTTATGTCAGCCATTGATGATTATTACAGCGCAGTAGAAGTAATGAGTCCCGATAAACAGGGTATATGTTCTTCCTTTATCATGGGTCTACAGAACTACACCAATGTACTAGCACATCATATGGCGATGATTGAAGGAACATGGGTAGTCAGAGGCGACCACATTGACATGGCTAAAGAAATACTTTTAGACTTGTACGGTAACTTGATTCAATGGCTAGAGTCTGAAATAAACATCGGTGCCGGTGCTAGTGAAAAGAAGAAGATGGAAGGTTACTGGATTAGTGCATTCGGTCAAGCAGACAAGTTTGACTTTGACGACACTAGAGGTCACGGATGGGCTAAGAAGAAAGAGGTTATGGACAACTTTGGTAAGATAGCAAACTACAGTAGTCATGCTTCTATCAATGACAAATTCAAATTATATGGCAAAGAAATATTCAAAGATACTCGTGAAGGGGCGAGGATATTTATTAGGCTAAACAAAGATGTCAAGCAACCGAAAGGTGGTAACTCATGAGTTTCTGGGATATAGAATGTATATGCTGCGAAAGTGTATTAGGTGATAATATCGGAGGCTATTTCATGGGTCACAAGGGTAAGAAGAGGATTGCTGTCTGCGATTGGTGCCTGTCTTGTATGTCGGGGGATAACTGATGAAGATGCTAGCGCTCGACATAGAAACTGCTAACTTTAGCCACGATATAGGTGGCTTTGGTCAGACGCATTTATTCGAGCCTACTGTAGTAGCCACATGGGATGGAAATCAAGGCGTGGTATATGCCAACGAGTCGGTTTCTAAATACTTACCAGAAGGTACTGTAGTCAAAAAAATGCATCCTGAGATAATAGGAGACGACTTAGCCAAGCATGTCAGCGAAGGCGGTATGGTACTAGGTCATAATTTGAAAAACTTTGACTTACCTATTATCAGAGATGCACTTGATTGTTACACTGTTGGTGAGATAATGAAAAAATCCACCGAGCAGGTTTTTGATACATCTGTTTTGCTGAAAAGTATAGTGGGTCACGCAGTGCCCTTATCAGATACCTGTTATCACACTTTGAACAAAGGTAAACTTATGAACAGTCACGATGCCCCGATAGAGTGGCGCAAGGGTAATTATAGCAAAGTCGCTGAATATTGCTTGAAAGACGCTGAACTAGTATACGAACTTTGGAAACATGGTATGGAAGAAGGTTTCGTAAAGGCGAGATGTAGAAAAACGGGGGATGTCAAAGAATACGAGGTGGACTGGTAATGTCAATGATAGTCTGCGAAGTATGCGAAAGAGATAATTGGTCAGGGATTAGATGCTCTAAACATAGAGTATGTACTTCCTGTATAGATTCCATATTGGAAGAATATTTTGAGAGGGAAAATAATGAACGAAAACGAGAGCAACACAAGCGCAGTAGTGCATAATATAAGAGCAGCAAAAAGAGCCGTAATGACGGTCAAGACAACACTTGGCCCGATGGGTATGGACAAGATGATGGTAGATGCCGGTGGTAATGTAATAGTTACTAACGACGGTGCCACTATTCTACAAGAGTTAGACATCAGTCATCCTGCGGCTAAAATGGTAGTCGAAGCGGCTAATACACAAGAGAACATCTGTTACGACGGAACAACCAGTACGGTAGTATTGGCCGGAGAACTACTAGGTAACAGTGAACTTCTGTTTAACAAGGGGCTTCATGCCAATATCATTTGTCGTGGTTACAGGAAAGCCTCCAAGTGGGCAACTGACCACATACAATCACTGGCTTTCAAAGGGTCTAAGCATCTCAGTAATGTAGCAAAGACTTCTATTACAGGCAAAGCGTTAGAATCTAGCGTAGAGCATGTTAGTGGATTATGTGTAGAAGCAGTCAAGAAAGCAGCAGGTGACTTTGAAAGAATCAGAGTTCTATGTCAGCCGGGCGGTAGCCTAGATGACTCGTCTTGCTTTAGCGGTGTAGTTTTACACAAAGAGTTCATGTTACCTGCTATGCCTACCCTACCAAATGGTCAGGCTTTACTAATCAACACTGGTCTGAGTGATATCAAAAGCGATGATAATGTTCAATTGAATCTTGGCTCTGCTGCTGAATATCAGCAATACAAGCGACAATCGGGTAGAGAGCAATGGGTAGACAAGGCCAATGCCATAACTAACCTTCTCCCAGAGGGAGGCGTAGTGTTTGTTAGAGACACTGTCCATGAAGTTGTAGGGGCTACATTAGCCAAGCATAACATATCCATGGTGCACAGAATACCTGAAAGTGACATGACAGCATTAGCCAAGTTACTCAACACCACTATTGCTCATACCACAGAAGACCTACAAGAGGCGGTAAAATGCGACGCAGAGTGTAAGACCATTGGTGATATGAAATATGTCGTAGTTAAGGGTGAAGGAGAAGTCACTACGCTTATACTAAGAGGCGCTACCAAACAAACTCTCGACGAGACTGAGCGTGGCTTTGAAGATGCTCTAGGCGTAGTCTGTTTGGCTTACAACAGTGATTCGGTTGTCTATGGAGGCGGCTCTGCTTACCTTAATGCAGCATTGCATTTACGCTCAAGGGCTGCGGAAGCAGGTGGTAGAGAGCAGATGGCTATCGACGCATTTGCTGACGCATTGGAGTCAATACCGGCTACCATTGCTGAGAATGCAGGTCATGACCCACTTGACACTATACTGACACTAAGAAATGAACATAAGGCGGGTAACACTGATAGCGGTCCAGATATAGAAAACGGCGGTGCTTGTTCGATGAAAGAACAAGATGTATTCGAGCCACTTGATTTAGTCAAGCAGGCTATTCAATCGGCCAGTGAAGTTACAATCAGTATACTACGCATAGATGATATCATCGGCAAGCGTGGTGAGTGACTTGAGTGACGAGCACGAAATACCTCCAGCGACTAAGGAGGAAATAGAAGACTTTTTATTTTTTAACAAAAGTCTGAAATCATTGATTTCTAAAGAGCATGTTCAAAATGCAGTAAAAGAAATGAAAGAAAGGAAGGATTACAAACTAAAGCAACAGTTAGCCGCTGAGAAGTCAAAAAAGTTCTATGAAAAGAACAAAGAAGCATTAGCCCACAATGCGTTTTTTAGTGCCACAGAAATAAAAAACTGTCCAAAATCTTTGGTCGCAATTTTAGAGTGGAGAATGGAAAAAATACATGATGAAATAGATAGTGGTAAGTGGCTTGGTGAAAGTTTGGGCTACGCCAAAGGTTGTTTTTTTGAATTAGGAAATCTTTTGTCCTTTCTACCGGGTAGTTTAGGACACGCTGCTGCAATAAAAAATAAAGAACAGCGAACTATAGGTGAGTGGCTAGGCGTTGGGCTTATAGAAATAGAAGAGGAATAAATATGAGACTATGCTCAAAAAGAGGTTGTTTCAATCTAGCCCACCGAGGATTTAGATACTGCTTAGCGTGCCTCCGTGGAAAAGAAGAGGAAGAGTGACCACTCAAATGCACTCGCTTTCTGATGAGGATTCCTCAATTAGTTTAAGTATAGTATGGTATACCAAAACTTATGGCGAAAGAACCCATAACAGAAAAGAGCGAGGGAGTACATCCTGATTATGAACAACCAATATTTGGTTTTAACGAACCTGTGATAACACAACAAATGCGTCAATTAGACGACTTTATAGAAATGTGTCAAGAATATCTATTTAGGCATAAGTTATCTATTTTTGAAAATGAAACTGAGGAAGATGGAGAAGGTAATGTTTCTCTAAATATGATGGTTGAAAGTCCAGAGTTATTATATGACTATATAGAAACAGCAGGTGCATTTTTTAGTGAAAATACTTATTATATGATAAACTCTATTGTCGCTAATCATCAAGAAGATTGCACCGAAGCGGGAGTAAGTGCTATGCTTACTTTGCTAAATTTATGTAGAGAACACCCTCAATACATGCTTTCTGGAAATGGTGTGGGCGGAGGTATAATTTCCCAAACAACTCATGAAAGAATGGAACTACTGAGAAGTTTGTCGGAATAAACTTACCTTCCTAACTTCTCAGCCATTTGTCTGAGATAACGGGAAAGTCTACCGCCAGCCCTTCTTGATACGGGCTCGGCCTTGCGCTTACGGACACCCTTGAATCCAAGTTGTCCGTGAAAGCGTATGTAGTCGCAGAAAGAACACTGGTGTAAGACTACGGGCTCGCCTGATACATAACAACCTGATATCGACAACGGTAGAGAGATGCGATTACAGTTTTCGCATCTTTGCTTGAGCATGTCAATTAGTCTACCCATCAACTCACCGTATGCAAGTCTAGTTTATGCCAATCAGCACCGTCATAGACAAACTTAGCATACTGATTGATTGCTACATTGACATTTATTTTAGTACCGCTACTGTGCCCACCGCTAGTAGAATCAAAATGTAGAGTATGGCTTCCAGCCTTATGATACACTTCGACAACATGACCTCTTGGAAAATCACCTGTAGGGTTTATTTTTCTAGCAGCGTCAGTGGTAACTATCCATATATTACCTTGGTCAAAGTTGAATGTGACATCCGCACTGGTCGTCACTACTTCTAATCTATTTGGCCCTAATACATGGGTATCTGTCGAAGGAGTGGCTTGTAGATTTCTTGGATTTGCTGCGTATATCAGCCCATGTCGATTACCCGCTACATCAGCAGTGTGACTCTGCCATATAGCGCCAAAGGTGCTACCAGCAAAATCTCCGTTTTCTGGTGAGGTGAAGAAACCGTCTAAGTTAGCAGCGGAATTGATAGAATTAGCGGGATAAACTATGTTGCCATTCTCTGCCTTTGTCATAGGTGTTAAAAAGTTAACAGTGTTATCCAAAAATGTTCTACGGTCAAAGATGATTGGGTCATTACCTAAGACACCACTAGTACTTATCGTATACCTAAGCACTGCTAAAACTGTACTTTGGTGATTAGAATCGGTGTTGGCTGTTATACTAGGGTCAGACAAGAATCGGTTAGGTATCAAGGGAGTGCCTTCTGACGCTACAACTGGTGTACCCATTTCGTACATGACATTGTCTTTGGGTGAACCGTTACCTACCAAATATATTACAACGAATACTTCTGAGTTAGAAGATGGATTGCTTGGTAAATCGCCAGAAAAGTTGGAGTCTGTTTTGACAGTAAAACTGACAGTGCTCGATGGACCTCCTGCAAACTTATACATGATGCCATCTATTTTGCAGTAACCTCCGTTGACTGTAATCAAGCCCGCGTTACCTGCTGTGATGTAACCGGGAGTACCAGATACCACGCTGTTTCTAAGCGAATGACCTTTAGCACCATCGCTTAGTCTCAAGATACCATTGCCGTGTAGCCCTTCGTATAAATTAGTAAGACTAGGACTAGTAAGCCCGTCTCCGTCTCTGAGTCCTTGTGAATTAGCCCCGTAACCTGTTGCGCTTGTATGCCCTGCCTTTGGATTAGTCATTGTCCCACCTCGATAATTGCTGTGAATTTTATTTCATTATTACTAGTCTTTTCAATTGAGTTGTAAGTGTATCTACAGAAGTCAGTAGTATCCGTATCATCGCTCGGATTCTTGTACCTGATAACTACCTCTCTCAAAGGTAGCGTAAAACTAACATCTAATGACAGTTTTGCTTCGACTGACAAGGTGTTGTCGTCTATTACTTTGACATCTGGTTTGACGACGACTGCTGGTCTACCTATGCCGCCGTCTTGCTGAGTAGCAACAGTACCGTCAAAGCCGAACACCACTTCGTTAATTCTTGCTCTAAGTGTATCTATCAAAAATCTAGTTCCTTCATCTAATAATGGCATATCAACCTCTCCTGTTTTTCAAGTATCTACTTTGTACTGTGCCCAACTTGAGATGAGCGTTCTTTGATTCTGGAACAGTATCTGACCTTATCAGTAGTTCTTCGTTGTCCAGTACCGAGTGAACACTTCTTGATTTGATGACAACAGTATTTGCCCCCACTCCGGCTAGATGAATATGACCTAATTTGTTACCGCTAGATGTGTAGACTGGTTGGTTGTCAGTAGCAAATACAGAAGTGGCGCTTACTCCGTCTACTGTAAACGAGGTCGTGCCTATAGCATGGCCACCACTGTTGTCAATCAAGACACCCGTACTTTGGAGTACACGACCCCCATGTATAGTGTCTCTGTTGGGCTGACCAAGGTTGAATCCTACACCTCTGTTGTTATCGACTCTTTCTGCTATCTCCCAACTAATTTTGACTTTGAAACCGAAAGCAGTACTAAATTCTTCTACGCTGAATTGCCTATTTCGGTCAAAATCATCATCAGCAGTATTACTAATGTCGACTTCTTGGAATTTCTGCAACACATCTTCTAAAGTACCGTCTACTGAGTTGATATGTAAGTTAGATTTACGATTTATTAAATCATAATTACCACTCAACACAATTTGTTTGTTATTGTCGGTTCTTGATTGATAACTGACTAAATCTCCGGGTTGTATATGAGAGCCTTCCAAAACATCTACTAACATTTTAGAATCGTTAGCCTTTTTTGACATCCTAAGCATGTTTTGGCCTATTCTTCTAGCACTGGCTTTAGTTAAGGCAGTAGGTGCGTAAATACCACCGGGTACTTCGTTAACAGAATCACCTTGTGTGCCAAAATCGTCTACTTGTACAACATTTTTATCATTGTTAGCCCTAGATTTACCTCTAACTACTACTCTGTTGGGTAAAGCACTATTATTGTTCTCTGATGTGCCTCCAGAGACCCTGTTTTCAGTCAAAAGATGCTCTCTTTCTATCTGAGTTTGAGGGGAGTAGACCAGATTACCGAATCTGTCACTTCTTGGTGAGTAAAAGTCATGCTTGGCCAAGAATCTGATGGCGGTGAGTGAGTCGATGCCATAGAAATCTTGAGCAACGAATGTACCGCTTGGTCTTTTCACTCTTAAACCGTTGATTGAACTCTGTGAAGTATTCCCTAACTTAATTGCTAGGTCAGAAGTTCGCAAACCCACGCCTACTTTCTGAGCAAAACGGATAGTTTTGTCAGTAAAGCCTACATCATGTAACTTTCTGCCCTTCAAGTTCTCTATTCCGTACCTGTTACCCTTAGTTGATGTCTTGATTTCGGACATAACCAGC